ATGCACGCCGCGACCTGAATCAACAATCGTAGGCTCGGGTAACTGTGTATCATCTGTGAATTTACGTAATGCTTTTAAAGCATCGTCTTTTGTTTCGTAGTCTTTCCATTTACGTTTTTTAGTATCGAAGCCACAATCTATATCTAACCATAGAATACGTTGTTCTTTTGCATTGATCTTCTTTCTTTCTGTGGGTTCAATGTAGGTAGAACATGCGAAGTAAACATCTTGTTGATCTTCTAATAATCTGTTTACTGCGGTTACTGCTTCATCAATTGTATTTATAAACTTAGGAACTACTACATTTTGTTGGTCTTTACCAAGAACACAATAGTGTCCCGTCTCAGGCCATACTTGTTGTAAGAATTCTTTTGTTTGCATGTTTCTCTCGAAATAAGTTTTACTACTTAAAATTGGTGGGCTACTTGCGGTTTATAAATTAACTACCATCTAGCAATATATAAATAAAGGTGCTTTCGCCCAATGTGTTACTTTTTGTCTAACGCAACTATCAATTCTTTTATTTTTAATTGATGTCGTACGGCTGGTTTTTTCCTACCAGAGAACCAATCATACACCGTTTGTCTTGATACGTTAAGTTTTTTCGCTACTTGACTAGCGGGGTATTTAAGTGATATGCACATAGCACCTAATATAGTCCCGATAGTCTCTTTCGCTTGCATATTTGCTTCGACTATGATTTGAGAATAGCCTCTCATAGTTATGCCCAATCTGATACCAAATCATCTAAACTAACATCACCTTGATCTGCTTTAGGTGCTGCTGGTTTTGGTGCTGCTGGAGGTGTAGGTTTCTCCGCTGCACGAACTGTTGGTTCAGGAATATCATCTTCTACTTTAGGTGCGGCTACTTGTGGACGTTGAATAGGTTGTTGTTTCTTAGTCTCAAACTCTTCACCATCTTCATCTTTGTTAACGCTTACTGATAAAGTAATTGCACGTTTAGCTTCTTCTGATGTTGACTTCGTGGCACATACTGCATACTCGTCATCTGTAAGAATACGAATTGCTTTAAAGCCAATCTTAGTGCTTGATGAGTCTTCATCAAAAGATACGCGTGATACAACAGACATCAAGTTTTGACTGTTAGCACGAACGTAATCTGTATATTCGTGTAGTGGTTTGCAATCTTTTGTACCATTACCAAATATTGATTGTGCAGGTAAAGTCATTTGATATACATCACCACCCATATCATCAGCACGAACTACAGCAACACGTCTACTAAAACGACATGCTTTAGTTCCGTTAGCACCTGAGCCTTTAATATTTTGTGGGCATGATAAACAATTTTCTGCTTGTTTCTCTACAACTGCTTCATCAGGTTTTTGACTATCAGATGTCCAACATGTTGGTGGTGGCATCTTCTCGCCTGGCACATATGCTTTAGAGAAATACATTCTATGCACGTGTGGTGATGCATTAACAATAACTACATCGAGTGCATCTTGATTTGACTTCTCAACTTCTTTACCGTTAACCATCAATCTAAATTTACCACCACGTATAGAAATACGTTTAGCAGTTGTTGAACTACCTGTTATATTTGCAGTAAAGCCATCATCTCTACGGCTGTGTGTTGTTACTGCGGTGCTACCAAATACGTCTAAATCTGTACTCATACTTCCTCCTTAGTTCTACTTTTAGTTATTCTTACTGTATACTCACTTGTTGCTTGTAAACCTGGTGGTGCTTTGTCAGGGTTTTGTTCTAAAAACTCTTTAACTGTTGATTGAACTAATCTCTTTTCAAAGAACTCAGGCATATCATTTTCTTTTATGAACTTGTACATTTCAGGCCAATCACTTGTCCAATATCTCGTACGTAAAGTTCTTGATAATGTTCCAACTTTAGTTTTCAAACTAGTTACATTTAATGTCCTACATGCTTCATTTAATGCTAGATCAACTTTGTCTTTCTGAGTTTTAATTTCAGTGATTTGATTTTCTAATTCATCAATCTTATCTCTCATATTGACAGAAGCTTGCATCATCTTTTCTATCTTATTGTCATCTAATTCCATATTCTCTCCTTTCAAACATTAAGGATATTAGTATATCACAACTATTTACTTTGTCAACTTATTTCTTTGTCAATTAAATGACCATAAGTAAGTAGTACCCAATACGCAAATTGTAATAACTCTTTAGGCGATGCACTATTTTTCATACTATTAGCTTTACTACTTATTACTTGTATATTTCCTTTTTCATACCCTTGTAAATTATCAATTCTGTCCAATGAAGGAGAGTTTGGATAGGCGCCTTTTTTACCATCAGCATTAAACCTTTTTTCTATTGGAATTCCTAATACAGGACATACGGCAGGTATATGTATATCTTCTTCAATTATTGTGCAAGGAACCCCTTTTTTTATTGATCTATGTTTAGCACTTAATAACAATATTTTTTGTGGGTTTTTTTGGCTATACTCATATCCATAGGCTCTTATTTTTGCTCTATTCTTTTCACGCCATTCTTTTTTATACTCTTTCATATTAAACATCATTAAACTCCTCTTTATAAAGGTCTACCAATTTAACATGGTTATCAATTTTACCTTGCAACATTTTATAAATTTTTTGTTCAACAGGTGAACCTTGTAGGTGCACTACGGTCATCTTATTTTTCTGTCCCGCTCTATCTACACGAGCGCAACATTGTATGTAAGTTTCAACAGACATCACGGGTGACCAAAACACAACTACGTTAGCTGCGTGGAGGGTAACGCCATGTGATGCAGCTTGAGGTTGGATCACCAATACTTGTGGGTCTTTTCTTTCTTGAAAATTCTTGAAAATTTCTGAACGATTATTCATAGACACGTCGCCATGTATTGCCGCGCATGTAATGTGATCTTTATTTAACTCTGACATAATCTTTTCAATACTATGTCTGAACGGGCAGAAGATGAGAACTTTGTGGCTGGCTTCTTCGATAATTTCTTTAAGAGCCGTCATGCGATTAGATATATCAAACTCAATGATCTCTTGTTCATCTGAATAGATAGCACCTGCACTTACTTGTAATAGTTTAGTGAGCATAACCCCTGCGTTAACTACAGTAATTTCTTCACCTGAAGCTTCCATATATCTATCTTTTTTAAGCTTCTTGTAATACTTATCTTGTTGTGGTGTGAGAGGGACTTCACGAGTGGTGTAAAGAACGTCAGGCAAATCTAAACATTCTTCTTTAGTATAACGAATGGCAGGTTGTAATGTTTTAAATACTATATCCTGTGCATTGAATCTAGGCACCCAGGTGAACTGGCTAACTTTCTGCATGACCATGTCCTTAAACGTTCCTGCATATTTCGGGACGGATGCGGGGTTCACAAGTCTAGCCAGTCCATATGCGTCAGCTGGTGATTGAGCAGCGGGTGTTCCTGTCATAAGCCATAACCATGTCTGAGGTGTTAGCACACGGTTTAATGACTTCCAGCGACGTGTCGTGACAGTCTTGACATAGTTGGCTTCATCAACCACTATTAAATCAAAACCGCCCGATTTGATTTCTTTCTCTACTATTTCTATACCGTCATAGTTAATTATAACTACGTCTGTATTTTCTGCAAATACTTTCTTTCTTTTCTCAGCACTTCCATGAGCAATACCTACTGACCTATGCATAGCAGTTTTAAAAAAGTCTGCTTGCCATGCCGCTTGCATAATAGATAGTGGGCATACCACTAACATGCGTCTAACCTTACCTTGGTTCATTAGGTAATCAGCCGCCCATATAATTGCTGATGTTTTTCCTGTGCCTGCTTCACTTAAACAATAGGCACGTCTATGTGCTGATAGAAACTCAGCTGTTGTTCTTTGATGATCAAATGGTTTATGAATACCTGGAAAGTTATAGTCACGTGTTATAGGTGACGGAGGATTTTTAACTTTCATGTCAGATAATATGAGCACTTCATCTAGTCCCCAATTCACAGCGACTTGGGTTACTCCATTATCATAGGATTTAAGAATCTTACTCTTAGGTATCTTATCTAATATTAATTCGGGGCGCTTTGTATTTACGATTAGCGCTTTATCTTTATAAACTTCCAATGCAATCTCCTAGTGATAAAAATAGACGCGCCACCGAGAGAGGTAGTGACGCGCCTACACTGCTAATACATAGAGGGGAACTATCATATCATAAGAAGGGCCTCTGCTATTAGCTGACGTGGTTTTACCGCACTCACGCCTTACGGGAAACTTATTTCTTTTTAGTTACGTTTCTCTTTAACGAACCATCACTATTACGTGGGAACGAACTGTTCGCACTTTTACTTTTAATTCTCATATTACTTGG